GGGATAATCTGAACGTACCACGCGGACATTTGTCCGTCCCCCACGGACACGCAAGGCATAAAGATGTCCGCATCCGGCGCACATGGACAAGCCGTATTGTGCATCGGACACGGACATGAATTGTCTGACAATATCACAATTTTTCTTAATAGAAGAACTTTTGTGAATATAAAAAAACCTCTTGAAAAAAACATAGAAGTGTTATATTATAAACATAGAAAGCAAACAAGGAAAGCAACAGGAGGTATAGAGATGAAAAGTGAGTTGTATATTAATTATGAAAGTGGTGTGAGAATGGGAGTACCTTGTTCAACTGCCCGTTTTGCGTATGAAACAGCATTTAGAATAATTCGCCGGTTACGTTTTGTTAAATCAGCGGAGATAGTGACGGAGGGACCATATTTAAAAATGATTGCTAGAGAATATCCGGGAGGACGGTATGCAGCTATTTATCGAGGAGACGGTTCAATCGTTTCCGCATGGGTACTGAAAGGGAAATGAAGATGATAATTAAAACAAAGATTGGTGCAATTACCGCGAGTAAGAAAACATTAAGGGTACTGGCATTACACATTTCAGTTGCTGGGCAAGAATTAAGAAGAATAGGTTGTCATTCATTGGGAGGGGAAGCCGATAAAATTTCAAAGGATGTTTATGACACATTATATGCGAAATCAGAACATAAGCGTATTACATGTAAAGGAAAAAATGTTATGACTGTTCAAACGCCTATCGGGAGCATTGCATCTAGCAAATCAGCATTAAATACGATTGTGTTGTATCTGCATCAAGCGGCTACTTATTATGAGACTGTTGAATTTTATCAAGCAGCCCGTGAAACTTCTGATTTGGCCGATATAATATTTGACATGTTAGATAGAACTGGTTACTATAAATAGAGGAGGAATAAAAATTATGAGATTATTTGAAATAGAAAAAGAACTGAAAAAGCACGGTATCTGTATGCAGATCACAGAAGCAAAATATCAAAGGGGCTACAAAGCCCGACGTAATTACCGGATGGAAAAAGAGGAGGTGCTGTTTGTGCCGCAAACATCAAAACGGCGTCGCGGGCAAGCATATGTATTAGCCCCGCGATATGATACCACTCGTTATTGCGCACGTATTTATTTCAATGTGTATTATGATATGCTCAAAGAGTTGGGGATTTTATAATAGGTTTCACGTGAAACATTAAGGAGGGTTAATATGAAAGTGAGTGATTTTGTTCAAGCGGCAATGGCAGTAGTAAACGTTACTTTTTATGACAGATCGGGTAATATTGTAGAACGTCCGAATCTGGCAGGACTAAGAATTGCAAAGATTATTCCGTTAAAAAATGGAGATTTCAAGGTCATAGTGGAAAGCAGGTGCACTGAATGGCATTAATTAAACCGTGGTTACAATTTAAATTTGGCGAAAAGGAAAACTATACCCCCGCAGGTCTATCAAGGTTTACCGAGTCTGAAATTGAAAAAGAGTATATGCGTTTGCGCAGAGCGGCGATCGGAAGGTTAAAAACTATTGGAAAATCAGAATTTTCCGAAGGTGATATATACAATGAAAATAAGAACCGTTTTAACATGACAGCAAAACAGATAGAGCGAGAAGGCGGTCGATCATTATTGAAATACCGGCTATCATCTGTTTATCGTTTTTTATCGAAAAAAACGTCAAGTGTCACAGGATTGCGTGAACTAAGTAATAAAACCCTGGAAACACTGCATGCACATGGCTATGATTTTATAACCGCAAACAACATAGATGATTTTGGTAGATTCATGGATGCTGTCAGGGTAAGCGCAGAAGCAATGCGTTATGACTCGGAGCATGTCGCAGAGTTGTTTGAGTGGGGTCATAAGAACAGCGTGTCCGTTAATGAGCTGATAAAAAATTTTGAGGATTTTATGACAGATTTCAGGTGAGGTTGTGATTTATCATGTGAATGATTTCCCCTATAGTATAATAGCCGAAACAGAGTGCCAACCGCGTCAGCGCAAGAATGCGGGTGGCCGGCAAAAACTGAAATACAAAAATATGGTTTGTGCATTCGATATTGAAACTACATTTATTGACGAGATCAGCCAATCAGTAATGTATATATGGCAGTTTCAAATTGAGAATAATACAATCATAGGCAGAACATGGAATGATTTCAAATTTTTCATTCAGAAACTGTCATTTCAGTTAGCTGAGGATGAACGTTTGGTTACATATGTGCACAATTTATCCTATGAATTCCAGTTTTTGGCAGGTGTGTTTCGGTTTGAGCCTGGGCAGGTGTTTGCAGTTGAGTCCCGTCGGGTTTGCAAGGCAGAACTGGAAAATGTGCTGGAATTGCGTTGTTCATATATTCAAACAAATATGTCACTGGATGCATTCACACATAAAATGGGAGTGCCGGCGGCTAAAACACATGGTTTTGACTACAATAAACGGCGATGGTATTATACAGAATTGACACCGGATGAATTATTGTATTGTATAAATGATGTTAGGGGATTAGTGCAGGCAATGAAAATTCAGATGGAACGAGATGGCGATGATTTATATACCATTCCATTGACTAACACTGGTTACGTGCGGCGTGATGTGAAAAAAGCAATGAAGTCAGTTGGATATACGCGAATACAGAAAATGTTACCGGATTATGAGACATATAAATTATTGCGTCAGGCATTTAGAGGGGGAAACACACATGCGAACCGGTATTTTGCGGATGTCATGCTGTATGGTGTGAAATCGGCGGACCGTTCAAGCAGCTATCCAGAGGTTGAGTGCAATCATGCATTTCCAGGAACGCCGTTTAAATTTGTAGATGGTGTAACAATAGATGATTTAATGCATTGGAAAAAAGATTTAGGACGGGCGTTTCTTTGCCAGGTAAAAATGTTTCACGTGAAACTAAGAACAGAGGAGTGGGGGTGTCCATATCTGGCCAAAGCAAAATGTAGGAATATTGATCGTGGCGCCGTGTATGATAACGGACGCATTTTAGAGGCTGAATATCTGGAAACAACGCTGACGGATATTGATATGGAAATTGTAATGGAGGAATATATAGCAGATTATGAAATAATAACAGCATGTCATTCCCGCTATTGTATGCTGCCAGAACCGCTAATTAAAACAATATGTGAATATTATGCAAGGAAAACAATATTAAAAAATAATGAAGAAGAAGATCCTACCGGATATTTCTACATGAAATCAAAAAATAAATTGAATAGTGTCGCAGGTATGACAGAACAAGATCCTGTTATTGAATCAATTGTTTTTCAGAATGGTTGTTTTGAAACGGATGGCAGCAAGGATGAAAAAGAATTGTTAGAGGCCAGCTATCGCAGAGCGTTCATCCCGTATCAATGGGGTGTTTGGTGCACGGCCTGGGGGCGTTGGGAGTTAGAGCAAGGGTTGAAATTGGCACATGGAAAAGATGCATTTTTCATATATTCGGACACGGATTCAATCAAATATTTAGGAAATATTGACTGGACATCCTACAATGCCGAGAAAATCGAGCTGAGTAAGAAATCGGGAGCGTTCGCGGTTGATAAAAAAGGTGTCACACATTATATGGGAGTTTTTGAACAAGAAAAAGAATATTGCAGGTTCAAAACGTACGGCGCGAAAAAATACGCATTCACGCACTGGGATAAAAATGATGAAGAAACGCCGGTTGAAATAACGATCGCTGGGGTTCCGAAAAAACAGGGGGCGTGGGAATTGCGTGCGGCGGGAGGGATTGATGCATTTAATATTCCGTTTTTGTTTCACGCGGGAAAATTGGAGTCTGTATATAATGACGATGCAGACATGATTTATAAAAATGAGGATGGCGTGGATATCAAAATAACACGCAATGTTGCACTACGACCGACCACTTATAACTTAGGCGTTGCAACTGATTATATGTGGGTTTTAGAGGACGCAAAAGTTTTCAGAAAAAGCATGAAGCTATTGACATATTAGCAATTCTATGTTAATATAAAGATGTTACAAAACAGCACACAAAACAAGAAAAGGAGAACAAACATGGAAATCATCAAAAAATCAAGTGACGAACTGACAATGAAGCAGATGTATGATCTAACAAAATCACCGGAAATCCAGAAAGTTTCAGACAATGACGGGGCGCTCTTGCAGGTGGACGCATGGGCACTGTATAAGGACACGGATAAGGACGGCAACACGAGAGAGATTTTATCTATTTTGGATAATGAAGTGGGGGCTGTTGCGACCAACAGTGTAACGTTCATCCGCGATTTTATGGAAATCACGGAGATGTGCCATGATTGTGGTGTAGAAGTGCAGCATGTTAAAATTAGCTCGGGAGCGAGCAAGGCAGGCAGAAAGTTCTATACATGTATATACGTGGATTAATGTTTCACGTGAAACATGGAAAGGAGGACGGGGGAGTGTTCAGCTCCCCTGATTTTATTATGTTGTATTTAGAAAATGGATATTTAAATTATAATGAAATATACAAACTGCCTGCTCCGTTTATTTTCATCGTAGGTGCACGAGGTATTGGAAAAACGTATGGCGCAGTAGATTATCTGTACAAAAACAATATTCCATTTTTGTTTTTGCGCAGGACAAAAACACAGGCATATACTCAGATTGACCCTGAGGTATCTGATATTGAAAAGCCTCTTAAACAGTACGGAGTTATTTTTAATGCAAATAAAGTGACAGATACAATGCAATCATTATCTATTGACGGTGATGAATATTTTGCGCTGGTGACATCACTCTCGACAGGTTCAAATCTGCGAGGATTTAACGGCGACAGAGTCGAAGCAATATTTTTTGACGAGTTTATTGCACAGCCAGAGGAAAAACCAATCCGGGAGGAAGCCAGTACTTTTTTCAATTTAGTTGAAACTATTTCACGCAATAGAGAATTAGAGGGGAGAGAACCCGTTAAGGTCATCTGTGCAGCGAACAGTTTTAATCTAGCGAATCCGATTTTTATTAAATTAGGGTTGGTATCAATTGCAGAAAAAATGAGGGCGAAAGAATCGGAAGTGTTTATTGACAGGGAACGCGGTTACTGTATCATCCAGCCGTTACACTCCCCTATTTCTGCAAAAAAAGAGGAAAGCGCATTGTATCGGTTAGTTGGTGATGACTCCGACTTTGCCGGCATGGCACTGAAAAATAAATATATGGATGATATTGGTAATACTGTTTGCAGTAAAAATTTAAAGGAATACCGGATATTAGTTGTAGTAGGAGAGATTTCAATCTACAAGCACAAATCACGGGAAGAATATTATGTTAGTCAGCACAAATCAGGAACGCCAAAACGGATTTACACGACAGGTAGTGCGGACAAAAAACGATTCAATCGTGAGCAGCATTTTTTGTGGACGGCATTCATGCGGCGCAATGTCTATTTTGAAAATTATTTATGTCAGGTTTTATTTGACAATGCGTTTAAACTGTGATACATTTTTTAATAGCGGGCAGGCACAAAACCAGTCCCGGAAGGACGTGCAAGCGGTCGGTTGCCGCACGACTGCCCGCAAATGTTTCACGTGAAACACTCCGGGAAGAAGGGAGATCAAATGGATGTGACGGCTATTACACAGATTGTCAGTACGCTAGGTTTTCCGATCGCAATGTGCATTTATTTGTTATATCGAGATAGTAAACGTGATGAGGCACACAAGGAGGAAATGGCAAAAATGACCGAAGCAATCAATAATAACACAATTGCATTAACGCAGCTGGCAGAAAGGATGGAAAAAAATGACACAGAATGATATTTTAATTTTAGCAAAAGCAGGTTTTACTGCGCAACAGATCGCAGCATTGAGTGTGACACAGGCTCCGGCAACTCCGGCAGCTTCGGCAGCTCCGGCAACTCCAGCAGCTTCGGCAGCTCCGGCAGCTCCGACAACTCAGGCAGCTCCGGCAGCTTTGGCAGCACAGGCGCCATTAACGTATGAGCAGTTCCAGCAGGAATTGCAAAAAATGGCGTTAATGGGGGCGCAGCAGTCGGGAAAAGCAGAAACGGCAGACACGATACTAGCATCAATTATCAATCCGCCGACAACAAACATCGAGGAGGGAAATAAATGGCTGTAAATGATTTAACAATTAATCAGATTTCAAGCGTGTTGGGTGAAATCGTGGAACAGGCAACAGGCAGCAAACCGATGGCTGTTATTGATACGTCCAGTTTTGTGACAGTGGCACAGATCGGATTAAAAACAGGCTATGACACGCTTGCCACTGCCATTTCACAGGTGCTTTCGCGGACGATTTTTTCAACACGTCCATATAACCGAAAGTTCGGTGGCTTGGAGGTGTCTAATCAGAGATACGGCAATCATGTTCGGAAATTATCTCCTATCGACAAATCTCCCGAAGATGACGAGCGATATTCTTTGACTGAAGAAGGAACGGTGGATCATTATAAAGTTTCAAAACCGTTGGTACAACAGACAAATTTTTACGGGGCCAATGCCTATCAGCGTCACCTGACCACGTACCGGGATCAGCTGGACATGGCTTTACGGTCGCCGGACGAGTTCGGCAGTTTTGTGTCAATGATGCTGCTGAACGTGTCTGATATGATTGAACAGGATCATGAAAACACAGCACGTGCGACAGTTGCGAATCTTGTCGGTGGCGCTATCGATCTGGCGGGTTCAAACGTGATTCATTGTCTGACGGAATACAATGCAATTACGGCTGGAACATATACCGCGGAAACGGTGTTGAATCCTGATACGATTGCGGGATTTGCAAAATATTTAGTAGCCCGCATTAATACGATCGCTAAAATGCTGACAGAACGGTCAACAGAATTCCATCAAATGATCGACAATAAACCGGTGAAGCGGCATACACCGGTTGCTAATCAAAAGGCATATATTTTCACAGACTATTTGTCAAAAGTATATGCAAATGTATTTTCGACGGTTTTCAATGAGAATTATCTGAAAATTGCAGATACAGAGGAGGTGAATTTTTGGCAATCGATTAAAACACCAGGCAATATTAATATCACGCCTGCCTATACGGATGCCACCGGAAGCGTTGTCAAGGGAAAAGCTGTCAACAAACCGATTTTGGCGGTGCTGTTTGATGAGGAAGCAGCTGGATATACGGTTGTAAATAAGTGGACGCAGAACACGCCGATGAACGCAGCGGGCGGTTATTACAACACATATTGGCATTTTACAGATCGTTACTGGAATGATTTTACAGAAAATCACGTTGTATTTGTTTTGGATTAATGTTTCACGTGAAACATAGGAGGTGGTTTTAATGGCGATTCAGGTTAAATTTTACCGATTTTCGAAAAAAGAAAATTCAACAAAACGTCCGGCCACCGCGGATAAAACATATTCCTGTACCATTAAATCGGAATCCGGGGTTATAAATCCCCGGATTTCATTAAATATTCCTTTAACAGAAAACCCTACCATTTACAATTATGCTTTTATTTTGGAATATGATCGCTATTACTATGTAGCAGATTGGCAATGGACAGCGGGACTATGGACAGCAATTTTGTCAATTGACTATCTGGCATCTTGGAAAGATACAATTGGATCTTCTACATTCTATGTGCTGCGTAGTAGTGCTACATTTGACAAAACCGTGACGGATGCGATTTACCCAGCATCGACTACAGTAACCGTCAATACAGTTTGGAAACAATTTGACGATTGGTCAGAACTGCCGACGCTAGGACGTGGTAGCTATGTCGTCGGATTGATTAATGATTCTGCGTCCGACTGGGGAACGATTGCATACTACGCACTATCACCGTCGCAAATGTCATCAATCAGACAATTCATGCTGGCGGGTGCCACGGATTGGAACACAATTGGTAGTGATCTAGATGCTTCGTTGTTGAAATCATTTGTCGATCCGTTTTCATACGTTGTATCATGCAAATGGTTTCCGATCACAATTTCCGGGGGAGTAGAAGAAAATGTAAAATTCGGTTTTTGGGATAGCGGAGTTAAGGCGCGAAAACTGTCATCATTGATGAATCGAAAAGAGTTCGCACTTGCCCGTCCTGACATTCCGGGAATTGTACGCGGGGATTGGGTTGGGAAAAGTCCTTTTACTTCATATCATGTACAATGCATCCCTTGGGGGATTATACCTATCGATTCTACAGATATCACAGCGGATGGCGTCGTGGTTGTTCGTTTGATAGATTATGTCACAGGACTTGGAACGCTGGCGATTTACAAACGGATCGCAGGTCAGGGTGAAACGCAATATAACGAACAGGGTGGTTTGTTGAACATTGTGGAAACACAGGTGGGCATTGATGTTCGTTTATCACAGCTGTCCTATGATATAACAGTTCCCACATCATTAACAGAATTGGTTGGTGGAGTAGCATCAATGGCATTTTCCAGCGCCTACGCGGCGGCCGATACCGCGATTGGAAAAAATGCTGGAATTGCTAGTGGTATAAGCGCCGCAAATAGCAGCGGAAAACAGGTTGGTGAACAGGGCGGTTACGCGCAAAACAGTCTGGCGGGAACTATCGCGCTAGTTGCAAAAACATTCACGCCGGTTGCAGACGATAACGCGGAACAGGGAAAACCGCTCTGCGCCAATCGACAAATTTCTGAAATCCCTGGATTCATAAAGGTACAACACGGTGATGTGCAAATGCTGGGGACGATGACAGAAAAAACCGCTGTAAAAAATTATTTAGAAGGGGGTTTTTTCTATGAATGAATTTTTAAAGGTGCCGGAGAATCTGGTGGCGGCGATCGAGGTAATGAACGGTGTGCACGGCGTCGGAGATGCCCGGCGAGCGTCGCTAGAGCGCGAAGGATATGACGCAAAAAAAGTGCAGGAAATTGTGAATTTTTTGGTGACGGTTTGGGAGGTGTAGTGAATGCCCGAGTGGATATATCGCATTGGCGGCACCGGAACAACGTTGTCACAGGATGAACAAGACAATAATATTCTGTGCATCTATGATGCGCTGAACCGCTATGGATGGACAAAAGTTGCAATAGCGGGCGCATGTGGCTGTTTTCAACAGGAATCATCATACAATCCCGGTATTTACGAAACGTCGCACGGTGGAAATCTGAACAACCTGCCCTATTTTCCAGGCGGTATGGGGTTGGCGCAATGGACAGATTATCCCGCATATACCGCGCAATATCCCAACCCGCTGCCGTGGTCGGCGGAAAAAGAAAATAAAAACTGGTATGACGGTGATTTTCAATGCTGGTTATTGACGCAATCGGATAATGCGGATTATACGTCCATGGGATATGGACAGGGCCCTCGGTGGGGCTGGCAGACATCAAACAGCTACCCGTCTATTAGTTTCGATGACTATATTCATTTTGATGGTTCAGTTGATGATGCTGTTAAATATTGGTTTTATTGTCTGGAATGGCACGCGGCTGGAATCCCCGGATGGGTAAATTACAATGAACGTGTGCGACAGGGGAAACATGCTCTGGAAATTATGGGCGGCCATATACCGGGCATAGATACGAAAAAACTAATCACAATTTTAGCTAAAAGAAGAGGTGAAAAAAGTGGACGGATACGGCGCACCATTTTATTATGATTATCAGAATGCTGTCACATCAATGGTCAGTCCCAATACAGTACATTGCAAAAATACCGCACTAGCAAATTATTTTGCCAGATATCTACTTCAAAAAGCAATGTCAGTTTTTGAATTCCATTTTCCGGAAACATGGTCGGAAAATTATTTGCTATACGTGCTGTATTGCTGGGGGCGATTCGCAATTTTCAATACGGACAGGTTTGGCGTTGTTGCGCTGGATTGTGGGCTGACCGGATATAGCCTGTTTTATCAGCCAACCCACGCTGTTATTACCAACCCCCTTATCAGAAACACGATGACCCCAAAAATTGACAGTCAGTGCGTAGTTGTGAAATTGCAGCCAAACTACTGCGGGATAATGGATATTGTGTCATATTATGCCGATTTAATGGCCTTGTGCGCTGAGGCTGTCGGAATGAATCTGGTAAACAGTAAACTGTCATATGTATTCGCCGCAGATAATAAACAGTCCGCCGAATCATACAAAAAGGCCTGTGACAAAATTTATGGCGGCGATCCTTCCGTTTTTATGGATAGTAAATTGTTTGACTCTGACGGAAAAGCAAAATGGCAGATGTTTAATCAGAATGTGGGACAGAACTACATTGCGGATAGAGTGCTTGCCGATATGCGCAAAATAGAACAAATGTTTGCAACTGATATCGGAATCCCGAACGCAAACACTGACAAAAAAGAACGTCTGATTGTTGATGAAGTAAACAGCAACAATTTTGAAACCCAGTCACGGTGTGATATGTGGCTGATGTCCATGAAAAAGGAGTTTGACAAAGCAAACAAAATGTTCGGATTGGATTTATCCGTGGACTGGAGAAACATCGAAAGGGGGGCTACGATTGGTACAGGCAACGCTAACAATAATGGGACTGTATAATTATGACAGTTCAGTTTTGGACGGATTAATACAGAATTTACCGGCCGCCGCTAAAATTCCGGTGGATGATGTTCACGTGGCAGGACAGGATTTGAACGCGGATGCGCTGGTTACAGAATTATTAGCGCAATCAGGCGAAATGGAGTTTATATATCCGAATCCGGATGCTGCAAGAAAAATTATCACAGCATGGGCATTAATAAACGCGGATCGGTGGCAGAGATTATACAATACAATGTGGTTTTCATATAATCCCATATGGAACAAGGACGGAACAACAACCCGGACAGAGACAGAAACGCATGATTTATCCGTAACCGATACAGGAACTGCTAGCAACACTGGGTCGGGAACTGAAACACGGAAATTGAAATTAACAGAAACAACCGCCGCAACAGCGACCGACACAAAAAAAGTCGCTGGCTATAACAGTAACGATTTTGTAAATAGCGAACAGCAAACTAGTGAAAACAGCGGAACGGATGAGAAAAACGATACCGGAACAGTTGAAAACAGCGCTAGTGGCACTAGCAATAGCACAAATACAAAAACAGATAAGGGAACGATCACACGAACGTATAGCGACCGCGAAACAGGAAACATTGGTGTGACGGAAACGCAAACAATGATACAGGATGAACGTGCTGTCGTTAATTTTAATATGTCACAGATTATTATTAACGATTTTATTTCACGATTTTGCATATTAGTATATTAAAAGGGGGTTGTGCAATGTTTGAAAATTTTCCTTATACAAATTTTCATGAATTGAATCTTGATTGGTTACTCGATCAGATGAAAAAAAATTCAGAAGAACAGGCTGCATTAAAAGAATATGTTGACAGGGTAATCGCCGGAATTATAGACAATCACGGCGATGGGTGGTTGAAAAATAAAAAAATAGTTGTGTATGGTGACAGCACGACACAAATCGACAATAGCTATATTAAAAAATTGTCAGATTATGGCGCCATTATCACCAATCGCGGTGTGTACGGAACAGCAATTGTAACCAATAATGATAAAACAGGGGCGATTGATTTAATACCGGCTGCAACAGACCTTGACAATTTTGATTATATTTTTATGTGTTACGGCGCAAACGACCTTGGGGGCTGGGATTATAACTTTCCATTTGAAACGTCAGTAGAAACTTCAGACAATAACTTGGAATATTGTCTTAAAACAATTTTCAATTTTCTGAAAAATAAAAAATGTTACCCCGTTTTCATTCTCCCTCCAATCGTCCATCAGGATAATTGGGGCACTGCGCAGACAAACAGCTATAACGGCAGCACTCAGGATTTATTTAATGACACGGTTGTTTCATTATGTGAACAGTACCATATTGAATATTTCAACCTGTTCACCTTGTGCCCTGTCAATCATGAAAATTATTCCGAATGGTATTTACATGACAATGATAATGGCATATGGATCCATCCTAACAATCGTCTGAACACTGTTATTTATAATCAGATATTGTCACGCAATTCGAATAACGGCTACTGCTATCCGGGTGAATGGATTGATTGCAGCGACGTACTTGCCAGTCCGACTCAGCATAAATTATTCAACCCCGTTATCGCAAACGTCCCTGAGGATGTGATTAACAACGCGGTATTTTTCATTAATTATCAGTCAACATCAAAATTTATCGTGGCAAGCAATAATGGATCGAAGGTGCGGCTGCGGATATCTGGTTTTGTCACAGCTCCGTCCGCTAATTTTGGACAGGAACAGATTATTTACAGAACGTCAGACGGAACGGAACAGCGGTTATGCTTGTTCTCACGGCAGAAAAATAAAACTTCAATAACTTTTGAAGTATCGCCCGGAATATATGAATTTTCATTCTATAACACGGCAGAAAATAATATAGCGGTAGTCAATTTAAAATTTGAAGTGTGGAACGGATATGTAAAACCATACGATTACACGCTTGCTAAATATGACATTCTCCAACAGTGTGACTTGAAAATTCATTTTCTCAGAAATGAAATAGAAGTGCTTGGAGCCGGAATGCAAATCGCAGCTACAGGAACAGTTGCCAGCGGAACAGCACTTGCACTTGCTTCCGCATCGTTCGATTTTGTGGCCGGCGATAACCCGTTCATTTATTTTGTGACGGGCAGCGACATTAAAATTTGCCAGTGGAAAGGTGATAAAATAGTTGCACTTGATAGTGTACTGAACAACCTGCGAATATCCACCGCCGCTACACGCTTCCCATATGGAAACTTGTTTGGTTTATAATTAATCATATTGATCAATAATGCTGTCCGTGTCCGATGCACAATACGGCTTGTCCATGTGCGCCGGATGCGGACA